CAATAAATTAATTAAGAAGATTAAGAAAGACGAAATCGAAAGAGTGAAGAAGGCTAGAGAAGGATTGAAATCAGACTAATGAAAACTTTTAGAGAAATTAGAGAAGCTCGTGGAGACAGTTGTGTATTTACATTTGGGCGTTTTAATCCACCAACAACTGGACACGAAAAACTATTAGACAAAGTTGCATCTGTTGCTAAGGGTGTACCTTATTATATCTTTGCATCTCATTCCGAGAATGCAAAGAAAGACCCATTGCCATATTCTCTAAAAGTTGCATATATGAAAAAGATGTTCCCAAAACACGCAAGGAACATTGTTGTTGACAAAGCAAGAAACGTATTTGAAATTGCAGTGTCACTTTATAATAAAGGACACAAATCTGTTGTTATGGTGGTTGGTTCTGATAGAGTTGCAGAATTTGATGGACTATTAAAGAAATACAATAAAATTGAAGCAAGACACGGTTACTATGGATTCGATAGTATCGAAGTGGTGTCTGCTGGAGAACGTGACCCAGATGCAGAAGGTGTAACAGGAATGTCTGCATCCAAGATGAGAGCAGCCGCATCTGCAAATGACTTTGACCAATTTAAGCTTGGACTTCCAAGAGGATTTGGTGATGGACAAAAATTATTTGCAGATGTAAGAAAACACATGGGTATTCGTGAGTCTTTTCTTCCTAAAACAGAAGTTATCACAGAAGAAGATTTAATACGAGACTTATATGTTCGTGGAGAAATTCTAAACATTGGAGAGGTTGTTACTGATTCATATACAGGGGTTTCTGGTAAAATTATTCGTAGAGGAACAAACTATTTAACCTTTGCAGAAGAAGATGGTACAACATATAAGAAATGGTTATATGAATTAGAACTTACAGAAAAACAAGACAAAGATATAAAAGACAGAGAAGGCACACAACCAGCGAAGTATTACGCAAAAGACGCTGAGGGTGATGCAATGGCAAAGTCTACTAAGACTGCTCGTGCAAGACACTTTGAAAAGGGTGCAGAGAAGGATGATAATGACCCATCTGCATACAAACCAGCTCCTGGCGATAAGTCCGCTGAGACTAAACCATCTCAATACACAAACAAGATGAAGAAGAAGTTTCCAGACCTTTATAAAGAAGGTTTAGTTGATAAACTTCTCAAGAAAGTAAAAGGGTTGACACCACAACAGATGGCAGTTATCTCTGCTATTCCTCAACCAATCTTAACAAATATGTTAGGACAGTTGCAAAATCTTGTGATGGGTGAAGGTGCAAACTATTACGAGTTCTTGGATAATATTAAAGAAGATGCAGATTCATCATTAGAAAAGAAATCAAAAGCTTCTGGTATTTCAGTCTCTATTCTAAAACAAGTTTATAATCGTGGAGTTGCCGCATGGAGAACTGGACACCGCCCAGGCACAACACCTGAGCAGTGGGGTCATGCAAGAGTCAACTCTTTCATTACAGGTGGTAAGACACGAACAACTGCTGATGCAGATTTGTGGAAGAAACATAAAGGTGTCAGTGAATCTCTAGAGATTGCAGAGGCACGAACAAAACAAGCAGTTGCTGGTGGTAAGGTACAAAGATATGTAACTGGTTTTGACATGAGTTGGAAAGGTAAGAAGTACAACGAAATAGATTTTGAACTTGTAAAGATTGATAATAATTCTCAGATGGTAACTTTTAAGATAATTGGGCCAAGAGAGATATTTGGAAATGAAGTAAATATTCCATTTAAGACTTTGCGTAGAGGTCGATTTATGGCAACTGATACTTCAAAGGAAAGTGTTGAAGACCCTCGTGAAATAGGAACAGATGCTAGAAGGGAGATGGTTCAATCAATGACGCCAGGTCAACCGATTAAGAAGTTCTCAGAACATTTAGATTGTGGAACACCAAACTGTTGTAACGAATGTGAGACTTCAAGTTTAATTGAATCCAACATTTATCGTGTGGGTTCAGAAAAATATTATGAATTCTTTCAAGAAAAGAGAGATGCATATAATATAGGAGTGTACAAACCAGTAGGGTTTGACAAAGAACTAATGGAAGGCGACCTTGGTAAGTTTGCAGAATATCAGGGTAAACCAGTTCCACTAGATTGTCCTATGATGTTTGAAGAAAAAGATGTAGAACTAAACAAACCTAAAGTGGGTGGGCCTAAGAAGTATTACGTTTATGTAAAAGACCCATCAACAGGAAATGTTAAGAAGGTTACTTGGGGAGACACAACTGGATTGAAAGTAAAGTTAAATGACCCAGAAGCAAGAAAGAGTTTTGCTGCTCGTCACAATTGTGACCAACAGAAAGACAGAACAACAGCTGCATATTGGGCGTGTAATTTGCCACGTTATGCAAAACAGTTAGGATTAAGTGGTGGTGGGAACTTTTATTGGTAAACCTTATACAGAAGTAATTGAAGAAGAATATGTTATTAGAGAATTTTCTGAAACGGTTAATGAATCTGAACTAATATGGCACAGAGACAAAGCTAACAGACAAATAACAGTTTTACACGGTGAGGGTTGGAAATTGCAGTTAGATAACAAACAACCTGTAGAGTTAATGAAAGGCAAATTATATGATATACCCAAAGAGGAATATCATAGATTAATTAAAGGAAAAGATAATCTGATAATTCAGATATGGGAAGAAAAACATGACTAGATATAAACAAACTATGAAAGAGGCTCTTGCGAAAGTTCGCAAAGAAGAGCCTGCAAATCCAGACGAAATGGAAATGGCATACACTCAACTTGAGTTTATCGAATATGCAGTAAACGAAGTTGAAGAGTATATCAAGAGTGGTGTGGATTTTCCAGAGTGGTTGCAGAATAAACTGACCAAAGCACATGAGGTCATGAAAGACATTCATGCGTACATGGAAGGTGAACGCTCTAAGGAAGCAGAATACGGTGAACAAAAAGAATCTGTTGAATTAACAGAAGCATCTGCTGGTGCAGACGCCCGCCGTGCAATGCGTAATGACCCAGATATGGTTCAGAGGTTTTCTAAAGATGTAAAAGCAACCGATGCTGATAAAGCTGCTACTGCAAAGAATATGATTGTTCAACTTAGAAAGTCAAGCGATGTTAAAGGTAATCTTCCCATCGAATTCGCTGACGGTAAGAAACAAAAAGTTGATGCAAAAGTCGTGGACACTCTTTTGAAAGCACATGATAAAATTCAGAAACCAGCAGACAAAGAACAATTTGTTGCAATGATTTCTAAGTCATATCGTGATATGTTGAATGTAACCAAGGTGGTTGCAAAGCAACTCAAAATGGGTGAAGAGGTTTCCTTTGGTGAAGAAACTTTAGAAGAGTCAGTCGAACTTGAAGAAGGTAAATCTTCTACTGGTTACGAACTCTATCATAAAGACTTCTCATCTGCAATGGCACACGCATACGACTTTGCAAAGAAGAAGTTTGGTATCGAAGTTGACCCTAAAGAGATTGATGACAAGGTTGCATCGGGCCCTCGTAAACCATCAAAAGGTAAGACTAACTCATATCGTCTACTAGGTAAAGATGGTAAGAAGGCAATCCAAGTTCAAGTATATGGTATGGACAATGGCAAGTATGAGTTAAATATGTATAAAGAAGAGACTATGAAAGAAGCTGCATTGATGATTGCAGAGAAACTAAAAGTCTCTGATGGTTTGGGTGCATGGATTGATGACTTTGTGAAATCAGATGCACCTCAGTTTCAAGGTAAAGATAAAGAAGAACGCAAGAACATGGCAATTGCTGCCTTCACAGATGCTGGTGGTAAACTAGAATCTGTTGAAGAATCTGCATCTTCAAAATTTCTAAGTAAACAAATTGGTAATATGCAAACAAGAAATAATTTTGCAACTGGTAAGTCTCGTATTCCGACTCCAGCAGAACGTAGAGCTGAGATGGAAAGACTAAAGAAAAAAGAAGAAACTGTTAATGAGATGCGTGAACCATATGCAGTAGTTGATACTGCTGATGGTAACAAAGTTGTTGGAACTGCATCATCTGAAATGGGCGCAAAGTCAATTATCACAAGTGCAGAACTTCCACCTATGAAAATCAAAGACAAAAAGACTTTGAAGATTGTTAAGGTGAAGAAGAAACAAATGATTGGATATCCAATTAAAGAAGAAGAAGAACCAAAGAACGACCAAGCAAAACAAGTTGACCAATCTAGAGAAGATAAAAAGAAAACAAGAATTGCTCAATTGCAGTTGCAAATTGCAAAGGCACAAGAAATGATAAATCGTCTTAACAGACAGACTGAACTAGATAAAATGAATAAAGGAGAAAACTATGCCTAAGTATCTAGAAACTAAAAAAGGCAGTCTAGAGAGCGCTGTACTAGAAGCAGTTTCTAGAGCTCAACAGGCTGCAATCGCCATTTCCAAAAAGGAAAAGGAAGAGGAATCTAAACAAGAAGTTAAGGAACTCGCTGGTACAGAAGTTGCAAATCGAATGAGAAAGATTACAGTTATGAAACCTTTTGCAGACAAAGTTGCAAAGATGAAAACTGTAAGTCGTGATGATTTGGAAAAGTTACTTCCAGATTATGTTAGTGGGCATCACTTGACAGCAGTTTTGAAGGAAGAAGAATCTGTTTCAGAAGGTTATTCTGCAAAACAGTATAAGATGGCATTCGGTGTTTTGAATGACCCTCGTTGGAAAGGTGGTAACATGACTAAGATTGTTGACACCATTGAAAAGATTGCAAAAGGACTATCCAAAGATAAGGCAGTTGCAAATGCAATTCGTTTGACTAACGAAGGTAAGGACATTTCTGAAATCGAAAAACAAGTCGAAGAAGAATTGACTGCAAAACAGAAGAAGATTGACCTTAACAAAAATGGTAAGGTAGATGGCGATGACCTCAAGAAATTGAGAGCAAAGTCAGAAGAAACAAAAGTAGAATGTCCTAAGTGTAAAGGCGAAGGATGTGGACATTGTGATGGTAAAGGATACCATATCACAGAAGAATTGTCTCTTGCTGAACTTGCTGCAAAACATATCAGTGATATGTGGCATGACGCTGCAAAGAAAAAGAAAAAAGAAGAAGTAGAAACTGGTGGTAAGGAACAGAAAAAAACTATGACAGGGAAACCTATGTCAAATGTTGAAGTATCACCAAAAGATAAAGTTGAGAAGTAAGTATGAAATATATTGTGGAACTCACAAAAATAAACGAAGCAGAGCTTCCACAAATTTATTGTGATATGGATATGGTTCTCTGCGATTTCATTGGTGGGTATCAAAAACTCACTGGTAAAGATTTTGCAAAAACCGACAAAGATGAGCGTTGGGAAGAAATCAAGTCAAAGAAGGATTTTTGGCATACACTTGAATGGATGCCTGGCGCACAAAGAATGTGGAAGTTAATTAACAAATATAATGTAAACATCTTATCTGCATATTCATCTCGTGACCCAAACTGTAGGCCAGGCAAAAAGGCATGGTTGTCGAAAAATGCAAGACCAACAGGTAAAGTCTATCTAGTAGAACGTGCAGATAAACAACGGTATGCCACAACCAATGGTCAACCAAACATTTTAATTGACGATTACATCAAAAATATAAATGAATGGAAGGCTAAAGGTGGTATTGGGATTCATCATCTGAGTCCTACTCAAACTATATCTGAATTAAAGAGATATGGATTTAGATAAATAGAAGAGATAAACTCTTAATATAAGGAGAAGAAAAATGGCTCTATGGGGCACTTCAACAGCAGATGAGTCCAAACCAAAATGGCTTACTGCTGAACAAAAGAAATCAGTTTATGCGACTGATAGAGGTTGGGTTCAACTCAACGGAAAAGGACTAGAGGAAGTTATTTGTGCAATCGGTGAATTGTCAACAGGACTTGCTGCTGCAACAATTAGTTCTATCGAATTCGTAACAACATCATTCAGCGAAGCTGCTGGTGGTAACATCGACATTCGTGTGAACTACAACGAAAAAGTTACAGTAGATACATCTGGTGGTACACCTACACTTGTTGTTACTAACTCACAAGCTGGTGGTGGTACTGATGCAACATTTACTGCTGCATACCAATCTGGTTCATCTACAAACAGACTAGTATTCAGAGCAACTTATGCTGCTGCTGATGGTGGTGTTGCAGAAGATGACGTTCTAACAGTTGCTGCTCAGAACATTGCATTGAACAGTGGTACTATTGTTGATACAGGTACTTCACCTGCTGTAAACTCTGGTGTTGCAATTCCTGCTAACACAATTTCACTTACAGCATCTGCATAAGTAATATAAACGGAGTTTGATTATGGCAAAGAATGATAAGACACTTAGTGTCGATGACATTGAGAAAAGAAAACAAGAGTTGAAATCTGAGCTTGAGAGTGTTCAGGCTCAGATTCAACGAGTAGATAATATGAGAGTGCAGCTGACAGCACAAGGTAATGCATTGAATGGTGCGTTACAACAGTGTGATGCCTTTCTGCAACAACTTGAGTCGAATCCCGACAGTAGCATTCCCTCGAAAGACGATAGTGCATTGAAAACTGCACTGAGTTGAGGGTTAAAATAATTAAGGAGAAACAAAATGGCAGATAAAAAGATTACTGCACTTACAGACTTGGGAAATGCGATTGCATCTGAAGACCTACTTCATGTGATTGATGACCCATCAGGCAATCCTGTAAACAAAAAAATTAGTGTTGCTAATTTCTTCAACAACATTCCAACCTATATTGCGTTGGACGGCACAGCACACGTTTTAGATACAACTTCTGAAGCAGTAGACGTATCTACATCAATTACTCATATTGATACTGTAACTGCAACTGGTGCTCATGCTGGTGGTATGGCAGACGGTACTAATGGCCAAATCAAAATCATCACTATGATTGCAGACGGTGGCGATTCTGTTATCACACCATCTAACCTTGCTGGTGGAACTACAATCACATTTAATGATGTAGGCGATACAGTTGTGTGTCTATTCACAAACAGCAATTGGGTAGTTATCTCAAATGTTGGTTGCACAATCGCTTAAGGAGTAAACTAATATGACTATTAGATACGGTGCAAATGGTATGCCAATACCTGAGAAAAAGAAAGAAGAGACTCTTCAAGAGATTCTAGAAGTCAATCCTAATAAAAAGGTTGAAGTCGAAGAAGTTGTTGAAGATGAATTTGATGAAGAAGTAGAACAAGAAGAGGAAGATGAAAATGAAGACCTTTAATAAGTATCTTGCCGAAGATAAGGCAAAAACAACTAATGATGATGATTCTGTTGATGGTGTTGATTTTTCTAACGACCTTGCAAATCCAAAAACTATCGAAAGAATCAATGCGTTTCTAGGTGCTATGGGTGGCATTGAACATCTCATCCCAGAACACGCTTTGAACAAAATTAGAGAACGTCTAGGAAGACTTTCTATTTCTTTTGGTGACGTAACAATGAGTGAAGAAGGTGGAAAGATTTCTCTTCCTTTGACTCAGTTTGGTGGTCGTTTCGGAAAAGATGAAAATGGCGATGTAAATGATGACGGTATTTCACATCGTGTAGAAGGTGGATTGTCCATCGAAATTATGCACGAGAAGACACAAGCAGGGACACATTTTATCAAAGCCAAAATCGTTTAATTAACGGCGAGGCAGTATGTTTGAGAAACTAACTAATGAGAATATCAGAATGTTTGCTATCAAACATTATGAGAATCCTCAGTGCGAAGGTGAAGCAGAATTTGAAGATGACATGAAACGCTTTAAGTATATAAAGCGTTTATTGAGAAAGTATCAAGAAACAGGCGAACTAAAAGAACGTCTAATACTTAATCATATGATTGTTATCTTTAATGTGTTTGGGCCAGACGCTGGGTCTACATTGTTACTCTTTAAGATTGAATCTGAATTCTGGAGTATTATGAAAACATTTATGAATTTTTTATCAATGTTGCCAGAAGATGA